ATCGACCTCGCCATCGACCCATTGCTGGAGCGCATCGACCTGGCCGAGGATTTCCGTCTCCAGCTGCGACCAGTCGAGATCGGCGGGGCCGAGTTTCAGGCTGGCGGTGGTGGCGCCGAGCCAGCCGAGCGCTGACCTCATAGGCGGTGGCGGGCAAGAGGCCCGCGCTGATCACCGTGCCGCCCTCGGCCAGAACCTGCGTATCGCCGCGCAGAATGATGGCGGTGGTGCCCGCGAGCCGGATGCGCCAGCGCAGGCCCCGCGCATCCAGATCGCTGTCCCAGCCAAGCTGCAGCGCCACGCGCCGGCCCGCGCCCCCGGCAGCATGGCGATAATCGAGCGTGAAGGCGCGTCCACCGCCGCGGTAGATGCAGGTGGCAAATCCCCGGACATCGGTGTCGAAGATCTGATAGTCTCGCCCCGGCACCGGCTCGGCGTCGCGCAGCACTTTCTCGGTCAACTTGATGCGTTCGGGCATGGCTTCGGTCCTTCTTGCATCCGACATGAGGCGTGGTTTCACCTGGTTATCAGGGCAAGCATGACACCGCGGGTGGCGGCGAGGCGGAGGGTGGCAGGAAGAATGCCAGAACCGCGCCACCCCTTGTTTTCTTGACTTCTAGGCGCTGGGCGGATCGATGCGGGACTGGCGTCGACGTGCGCAATGGGACGTCTGAGGCCGCAGACGCGGTCATCACGCTACAAATCTGGCTATTAGAGAGCCGCACAGCGACAAATCTTCAAGGAATTCAATAGGTGGCAAGGGTGCCATGCCGGGTGCCACCCCCTCTTTGCCCTCCAATGCAGGTCAAAGCCGGTCAATGCGACTGTTCGCTGGTGTTTGCGGCCTTGGCGTCCGTTTCGCCCATTTGGCAGGACCGACCGCAATCCTCCCCCGCCACCCGCCACCCTCACAAACTCCAACAAAACAAGGGGTGGCATAAAGGCGTCATCCTTTCCGCCACCCTCCGCCTCGCCGCCACCCCTTGGGCTCTGCGCTCACTGGTCCCTGCAAGACGTCCCCGATCTTCGGGGCCAGGACCAGGAGACCCCGATGCCGCATCTCGGATCGATGCCAGACCCGACAGACAAACCCCGCACCCTGCTGGTCGGCTGGATCAGCCGTCTCGACCTCGCGCTGGAACTCGGCCTTTCGGTCGACACCCTGCGCCGCTGGGAGGCGATGCGGACGGGACCGCCCTGCGTGCGGGCCGGGCGCAAGGTCTACTACCGCCGCGCCGCCGTCGAGGAATGGCTGGAGGAGCAGGAACAGGCCGCCCCGCGCCGCCGTCGTGCCGGAGGGCGCCGGTGATGACTATCGCCCCTCGCAGTTCCGCCTGGCCCGCCGAGCGCCTGGCCGAGGCGCGTGCCGTCATCGCCGATGTCGCGCATCACAGCGATCTCCTCATCCGGCTCGCCTGCAATGTGCTCGTCCAGCATGGCGAGACGTCGGCCGAGCGAACAGAGGCGCAGCGCCTGCTGGTGGGGGTTGACGCGCGGCGGCCGGTACGGCGCGCCCAGCGTGAGGATCAGGGGAGGGCCGCGCGATGATGCGCCGTGGTACGCCCGAAACCGATCTGCAGCGTGCCGTCGTGCAGACGCTGCGCATCGCCCTTCCCCGGAACGCCATCATTCATCACTGCGCCAACGAGGTGACAGAGGCAGGGCCCCGCGGGGCCAAGCGCCAGGCGATCCTTGTTGGCATGGGCGTCCATGCCGGGTTCGCCGATCTGATGGTGATTTGCGACGGACGTGTCCTGTTCCTCGAGCTGAAAGCTCCGAAGGGAAGGCTGCGGCCGGGGCAGGAGGCGTTCCGCGATGCGGTGCAGGCCCAAGGGTTCGGCTGGGCGCTGGTGCGCAGTCTCGATGACGCGCTGGGCGCGCTGGCCGATCACGGCTTCACCACACGCATCGCCCTTGCCCCGCGGAGGCCCGCGCCATGAGCCACGAGGCCACCAACTGGGCCATCAAGCAGCGCGGGTTGAAGCCCACGACCAAGATCGTGCTCTGGCACCTCTGCGATCGGTTCAACCCGGACTACGGATGCTTCCCATCGCAGGACCGGCTAGCGCATGACTGCGAAATCAGCCGGTCGACGCTGAACGATCATCTTGGTCAGCTTGAGGCCGTGGGCCTGCTGCGGCGGGTGCCGCGGCTCGATCCCGTGACCAAGCGCCAGCTGCCGACCCGCTACATCCTGGGGTTCGAGCCCGGCTTCACACCCGTGGCTGTGGTGCCGTGTCCGGAAACCGGACACGGACAGGATCAGGGCGTAGAAAGCCGCGACAGTACCGATGTTTGTGACGATGACGGCATGGCCGATGCCTTGCCGTGTCCGGATTTCGGACACGGGATCGGCGCGGGATCCGTGTCCGATTTTCCGGCTGAGCCGTGTCCGGAAAAGGCCGAAAGCCGTGTCCGGATTTCGGACACTAACCCTGTAAGGGAACCTCTAAGTAAACCAGTAAAGGAGGAGGAGGGCGCGCAAGCGCGCGAGGCGATCTCCGATGAGGTTTTCGGAAAGCTGCTTGCGGCGCTGGGCCTCGATCCCGCCGCCCTGCCCGGCTGGTGGCAAAGCTGGCCGCCCCGGCTGCACGTCCAGCGCTGGCGCGACGAGCTGGGCCTGACCGAGGCGGAGATCATCGCCGCGGCCGAGGCATCCCGCCAAGAGCATCCTGAACCGCCCGATGGGCCGAAGGCGCTGGACCGCGCCATGCAACGCGCCGCCCAGCGCAAGGGCGAGGATGTCGGGCGGAAACGGTGGAAGCCCAAAGCGGCCCCTGCCCCGGCGGCGAAGCCGATCACCGACCTGCCTGCCTTCTACGCCGATCTGGTGAATTCCGACCGTTTCCTGCCGACCAGCATGATTTCCAACACCATGCGCGACGCCATGCTGGCCCGGGGCCTCGTGACGCCGGAGCGCCTGCGCGAGCGCGGGGTGTGGTGAATGGCATGGTGTCACGTCCCCGGCACGGATTGTCCCTCTGCGCAGGAGGCGGAGGCCTTGACCTGGGCCTCATGCTCGCGGAACCTCGCTATCACACCCGCGCCTTCGTCGAATGGGAGGACTGGCCTCGGGCGGTCCTCATCGCCGCCCAGCGCGCAGGGTACTTCGCCCCGGCCCCGATCTGGACCGATCTGCGCGCAGGGTACTTCGCCCCGGACCCGATCTGGACCGATCTGCGCAGTTTCGACGCCCGGCCCTTTCGCGGTTCCTTCGATGCCGTCCTTGCCGGATATCCCTGCCAGCCCTTCAGCGCGGCCGGAAAGCGCGGTGGCGCCGACGATCCCCGCCACCTCTGGCCCGAGGTCGCCCGTGTCATCGCGGAATGTGCCCCCGAATGGGTCTTCCTCGAAAACGTCGCCGGTCATGTCACTCTCGGGCTCGAGACTGTTCTCAGAGAGCTTTGGGGCATGGGCTACACGCCTGCGGCGGGCCTGTTCTCGGCGGCAGAGGTCGGCGCGCCGCATGAGCGGCTGCGCATCTTCATCCTGGCCCACACCGATGAGCCTGCATCCCGGCACCGCCAGCTACAATCCGGCCGGGAACAGCGACTTCATCGACGATGACACAGCCGACACCATCCCCGAGGCACCGGCCGAACCGATTACCCGCCCCGGCGATATCTGGGCGCTGGGCGACCACCGGCTGATCTGCGGCGATGCGACCGACCCGGGTGTGGTGGCGCGGCTGATGGACGGGGCGCAGGCGGCGCTCCTCTTCACCTCCCCGCCCTACGCGCAGCAGCGCGACTATGGCGCAGCGAAGGAGAAGGTCAGTGATTGGGATGCGCTGATGCAGGGCGTGTTCGCCGTAGCACCCGTCACCGCCGATGCCCAGCTGCTGGTCAACCTCGGCCTCGTCCATCGGGACGGTGAGTGGATCCCGTATTGGGAGGGCTGGGTTGACTGGATGCGCGCGCAGGGTTGGCGGCGGTTCGGATGGTATGTCTGGGACCAAGGGCCCGGCCTGCCGGGTGACTGGAACGGCCGCCTCGCGCCCTCGCACGAGTTCATCTTCCACTTCAATCGCCAGCCCCGGAAGCCGAACAAGACGGTGGAGAGCAAGCACGCGGGCGAAACCCTCGGCGGCGGCGGCCTGCGCGGGGCCGACGGCACGGTGCATCGCAAGACCGGCTTCGGCAACGCGATCCAGAGCCACCGCATCCCGGATTCGGTGTTCCGGATCATGCGCCACAAGGGTGGAATCGGCGCCGCCGGATCGCACCCGGCCGTCTTCCCCGTGGCGCTGGTCGAGGCGGTGCTGGAGGCATTCGGCGATCCGGGAGACCTGGTGTTCGAACCCTTCTGCGGCTCCGGCACCCAGCTGATCGCCGCCGAACGCACTGGGCGGCGCTGCTGTGCGGTGGAGCTGGACCCGGTCTATTGCGACGTCGCGGTGCGGCGGTGGGAGCTGGCGACGGGGCAGAAGGGAGAACGATAAAGGGCAATCACGACGGCAACGTTGCTTTGAGGCCGCAACCCCGAGACGTCCTGAAGGAATATTCTTGGCGACAAGGCTGGCGCAGCAGAACATTGTCCCATAGCGTTCGCGTTATGAGGCCATGTTTGATTCTTATCCTCGGCTTGCCGCGGTGAAACCTCGATTGGAGAAGTCTGTTGACGCTCGGAAGAAAACTTCTTGTTGTGGGGCTCTTGTCGTCACTCACCGCATGCTCTGGAACTATGCAAGGGGTAGTGCGTGGCACGGGAAAGCCGGTGCAGTTTTCCTATGAGCAGGGGATTGATAGCGATACCCTCACCGCAAACATCGACGGCGAAATTTTCCACGGAAAATCCGTAATGCAGGGTGCCAGCACGACGATTGGAACCGGCTTTGGGACTGCCACGTCGGGTAGCACATCTGCGTTCGGCACTACGACAATAATTGGCTCTACCACCACCGGTGATTTTGTAGCGGTGCTGATCGGCAACAAGGGTTCGTCGCTATCTTGTCAGTTGCATTACGCAGACTCAAGCGGCTTTACGACCAGTGGCGGCGTCGGCGTCTGCCAACACAGCGATGGCCGTGTAGTAGACGTCATCTGGTAGTTTGCAGGTAGCCGTTCCGGCATCACTCAAAGCAGATCGGAGCGATACACAGTCCCCCTTCCCTCGACCTTCTCGGCGATGATGGGCAGGCCCAGCTTCTTCTTCAGAGCACCCGAGATCGAACCGCGGACGGTATGGGCCTGCCATCCGGTGGCCTCGACCATCTCGGCAACCGTCGCGTCCTCGGACCGCTGCAGGAGCGCGATGATCTGCGCCTGCTTGGTGCCAGCGCGGATGGCGACGGGTTTCGCGGTGTCGGTATCGTCGGGCATCTGCACCGGTTCCGGCTTCGGCCTCGCCTTCCGCACATTGGCGACGGCGTTGGCCACCACCGGCTCGATCCCGATGGTTTCCAGCCCGGCCTCGGTAGCCACCAAAGTTGTGCCGTGGCCGTCGCCGGTCTCGCGCCACATCGGTTCGCTGCGGCGCAGGTTGGCCTCGACCTCCTCGAGCCAGCCGCGGGCGATCATCTTGCCGACCACCATCTTTGCAGCGGCGCCGACCAGCCCTTCGGGCAGCGGCAGGGCGAGATTGCCGGGCCGGGTCGCAGCCCGGGACAGGATCAGGGATTGGGTATCGGACAGGGTGGTCATCGCGGCCTCCGTGGCTGTGGGCGCGCGGTGTGCGCGCCTTCTACGGAGGCAAGCCCCGCGCTGCCGGGCGGGGCGACCGTCGCGCAGTGTTGGCACGTCAGGCGGCGTGTTCGCCTTCCTTGAAGGCGCTGTCGGCGATCTGGCGCAGCAGGCCCGCGTAATGTTTCAGCGTGCCCACATGCCCCCAATTGATCTCGTCTGGGTGGGTTTCGAAGTGGTCGTCGCTCACAGCCTTCAGGCGCTCCAGCATGGTGTCGATCTCGGCCTTGGCGGCGATGAAGGCGTCGAGGGCCTTGTCGTTATTGCGGCGGCAGGTCATCGCGCAGCCCTCCCTCAGCGGCGGGCCGCGGCGAGGCCCGCGGCATAGGCTTCTTCAAGGGCGGCGCGCATCGCCCAGACGGCGACCTCGTGGAAGTCGAGCCCGTCGCTGTTCTGGGGCTCGAGCGTCTCGACGCAGAAGTGGCTGCGCGCGATGTCGAGCATCAGCGCCTCGGGCGCGGTGGAGGTGAGTTTGGCGGTTGTGGTCATGGTCTGGTCTCCGATCCGGGGGTGAGTTCCTGATCCGAGAGTCGCTATTGCGGGAAGTATAATCAACGAAAACCGCACCCCGTTCCCGTTTATATTCAATGGCTTGATTAGGATACCCGCACCATGAAAGGCATGAGCGAACGCGAGTATGCGGCCCATTCCGGCCTCTCGCGCGGCGGGGTGCAGAAGGCGCGCAAGAACGGGCGGCTGGTGGTTTATGACGACGGGTCGATCAATGCCGCGGCCTCGGATGTGCGGCGGGCCGAGATGACGGATCCGGACCAGCAGCGTCGATCTTTGGGCGGAGACGCGGCGCCGGGCGGCCTTGGCGAAACCGCCTCCTACATCAAGGCGCGCACGGCGCTCACCGTCTACGCGGCGCAGGAGCGCCAGCTGGCCGTGCAGAAGAAGAAGGGCGCGCTGGTCGATCGGGCGCGGGCGGAAACGCTGGTGTTTCGCCTCGCGCGGCAGGAGCGCGACGCCTGGGTGACCTGGCCCGGACGGGTGGCCGCGCTGATGGCGGCGCAAATCATGGCGGAGGTGGAACGACAATCCGGGGCATCGGTGACGATCGAGACCGCGATCATGCAGAGGGTGCTGGAAGCCCATGTCCGCGAACAGCTCGACGCCCTCGCCGACCTCCGGGTCTCGCTTGCATGATGAGGATGACGACAACGACCTGACCGAGGGTCTCGACCTCGGTTTCGACGGTGCCGAGGACCTGCTCCGGGTCTGGCGGCAGGCGATGCGGCCCGATCCGAACCTGACGGTGTCGGAATGGGCAGATCAGCATCGCTGGCTGTCGTCGCGTGGCGCGGCCGAGCCGGGGCGCTATCGCACCGCCCGCGCGCCATATCTGCGCGAGATCATGGATGCGCTGTCGCCCGGCCATCCCGCGCAGCGCATCACCTTCATGAAGGCCGCGCAGGTCGGGGCAACGGAAGCGGGCAACAACTGGATCGGCTTCGTCATCCACCATGCGCCGGGGCCGATGCTGGCAGTGCTGCCGAGCCTGGAACTGGCCAAGCGCACCTCGCGGGGCCGCCTTGATCCGCTGATCGCGGACAGCCCGGCGCTCCGCGAGCGAGTGAACCCGGCCCGGTCGCGCGATGCCGGTAATTCAATGCTGTCGAAGGAATTCCCCGGCGGCATCCTGGTGCTGACCGGCGCGAATTCGGCCACCGGCCTGCGGTCGATGCCCGCGCGCTATGTGTTTCTGGACGAGGTCGACGCCTATCCGGCCTCGGCCGACGAGGAAGGCGATCCGGTCACGCTGGCCGAGGCCCGGACCACCACCTTCTCGCACCGGCGCAAGGTGTTCATGGTCTCGACGCCCACGATCCGGGGGCTGAGCCGGATCGAGCGAGAGTTCGAGGCTTCCGACCAGCGTCGGTACTTCGTGCCCTGCCCGCATTGCGGAGCGATGCAGTGGCTGCAGTTCGACCGGCTGCGCTGGGCGAAGGGAAAGCCGGAAACCGCAGCCTATCACTGCGAGGGTTGCGAACGCCCCATTGCCGAGCACCACAAGACCGAGATGCTGGCCCGCGGGGAATGGCGGGCAACAGCAGTTTCCAAGGATCCGAAGGCCATCGGCTTCCACCTCTCGGCGCTCTATTCGCCGCTCGGGTGGAAAAGCTGGTCCGATGTCGCGCGGGAATGGCTGGCGGCC